CTTAATAGATAGTAAGGAATGCCCTTAGCAAGAACATATCTCTTGCCATTCTTAGGGCTAACATAATAAGCGTCAATCTTAGCATTAGGTTGTATGATGCGAGTTTCTTCTAATTGCTTTTTTGCTTCACTTAATAGTTTAACTAGTTTAGACTTTTGTGTGCTATTTGCCTCTTTCAGCATAGGCTTAAGTCTATCAATATACTCTTTAATCTTTTTAGTTTTAACCATGCCCATTAGTCTACTCTCCGCTTTATGCATCAAGTCTCTAACTTGGTCATCACCTAATGTTTCTGGCATATCTCTACGCCATACTTTAAATTTTTCTTCTTCAGTAGCATGTGGCTTTAACAATATCTCACGCATTGGTGTAGCACGTGGACCTTCTTCTTGTGCATTAGGATCTTTAGTCTCTTGTCTACTAATTACTTTTAGTTTTTTAAATCCAAAACTCTGATATACTGGTACGCCTTCTTTGTTTGGGCGCTCTAAGTAACCAAATGCTTGTTTTTGATCCGCACCTACAACTAATACAACTCCCTCGTAACCTAGTTCTGCTAAATCTTTTAGTGCTTGATTTAAATTACCCTGTGATTGAAAGATAGGTGCATGTTGTGGGAATACTTTTTGATATATTGCAACTTTCTCATCAGGATATATTGGATCATCTTTACCTACAGTTTGACTAACAAAGAAGTAAGGATCTGCATTCATTGCTTGAGCCTGTGTAATAACCGCACTGGCTAAGTACATATGACCTTTATGTCCCATGCCACGTCCCCAACCTACTACTGCTATTCTACTTTGTCCTGTACGCTTAATCATAATTTTCTCGGTGACCAATTAGCCTGGTCGATTGCTTTAATAAATTGTCCGGGCAAGTCATGTGTAAACTCTCTACCTGGATGTGCTTGTACATATCCTTCAGGGTTTGCTTGATGTATACCACCGTGTGTACCCTGACTCAATATAGAAATCATCTTTAACTTCTCTACTGTAATTAAATCAACTGCTGTTAATACAGCACTTAATCCTTTTTTATCTGCTACTAATGCATTCATCTGACCTTCAGATAAATTGTCTTTAGCCCAATTAACAAACTGACTTGCCGCTGAAGGGTTACGCAATACTGTATTATAGAACTTATATAATACACTTGCTGGATTACTGACTCCTGGCTTGGGCTTCAAGTAATTGTCAATCAATGCGGCATTCTTACTGATATACTTTTGTGCTTGTTGTAGTCCCTTAATGTCCATGTTAGGACCCTGCTCTACATAAGTTGTACCCTGTACAATCAATTGATTAGTACTTAATGCGTCTGCATTGTTATAGCGTTGTTCGTTATCTGAACCCAATGTAGCATAGAAGCCAGTAGCGGCAACCATTGCTTTTGCTTTACTAATCTTTTGTCCTAGTTCGCTTTTCATTGGAACTTGAAACTTAGTAATGTTAGGAGTGAAATCATATGTTCCATTCTTAACATTGTGTTCTGGCATATGTCCTGAATAGAACAATAATCCACCTTCTAAGTAACCACTCTCTGGGCTTGCTTTCTCAAATAATGACCATAAGTTAGCAACATTAGTAGCAAACTGTAATCTTTCTTTATCATTAGGATCTGCACGTCCTGTGCCCATAATAAAGTTCTTAACATCTTTTGGGCTACGCATTACTGTACTTACACCTTGTGCTGTTTGTTGTGTGCCACGCTTTAAGTATGCCCATGCATTCTTTGGCATCATACTGAACACACCATTCTCATCACGACCCCAGTATATTACAGGCATTCCATCCCATTTTAATTCAATCGTATTTGATTCACGGTTCATATCAGCAAGACGTTCAATGGCATGTAGTCCACCATGTGCGCCGTTAGTGAACACAAGGTCTTCAATATGTTGATATTGTCTACCAACACTACCTGATACTGCTTCAGTTAAAAACTCACTTGCTCTCATTTTAATCTGTCCAATACATTACGGAACCATTCATTTGTTCCAACACGATATGATTCTTGTAATTTATATTGTGTTTTATATTTCTCTAATCCTGCATTAACATTACCTACAACATCATTATATTTGTCAGGGTGTGTTAACTTAAACTTCTGTAAAATAGATTGTATATTATCTAAATCACTTGCTTTACCAGAAGGTCCAAATAACAATTGTGCAATCTTTGTAGGATCTTTGCTGAGTGTTTGTTTAGTTGTTCTGTCGGCAAGTCCTGCTTTATATGACCACATCCAATTAGGATCGATACTACTAGCAATTGCTGATTTTAGTATATGACGATATGCACCTTTAGCACGGCTATCTTTGGGAGTGCCTGCCACATTAGGTTCACCACGTTTACTCCATACACTAAATGCACCTTCACCCGGCTCACTAATGTCTAAGTCTAATTGAAACCATTCATTAGTTCCTGGGATAGGCGCCATTGTTGTTAATCCGTCGCCAGCAATTTTATAATACTTATTGTATTTGTCTACTGTTGCTTTCTTAGGCAACTCTTGGTAACCTGCTTTTTGTAATCTCTGTGCTAACCAAACACGAAAGTCATTCATTATTTCTTTTGGTTGCTTTTCTGTATTGACTTTAACATAATTAGTAGGGTCAAGAATAACGTCTGCATCACCCGTCTCAGCGTCAGGATATATAATTGAACCTGCAATATAAGGCATTAGATTAATACCTAATTCTTTTTGCATTAGTTTAACTACACTCTGTGCTTCTTCGGTTGTGGCATTTTGTTTAGTGACAGATACTCCTTCACTAGACTTAAATTCGTTCCCACCCTCTAGTAAAATCATTTTAGTAACTTACCTTTACGTATTGTATTACGCCTGTACTAAATGAATTCATTTCAGCACGTAACCATACAAAGTTACCACGGATATTTACATAATTGATTTCAGTAGTATTTGAACATTCAATAGTATGTACAGTAAACCAATCTGCTTCTTCAGGAACTTCAACTAGTGTTGCTTGTAATGTAAACAGTCCAGTAACATCTGTAAGATTCCATGTAAATGTTTGAAAGTCTTTCTTACTGATATAATATCCGGCAGCAGGAACACGGTCACTAACTAAATTAGTTGAGTTAAAAGGTGTTTGAGGGAATATCTCAATTGTAGTTGTTTGACTCATTACGCTTTTACAACCTCAACGACTACACTATCCCCGACTAGTTCTTGGGCTACTTGCTCTAATGCTTGTTGAATATCAGAACTAGCAATGCCAGAATCTACTGATTCACTATCCTTAACGATTTTGCTGAATTTAACGACCAATACGTCTTCTACAATCTTTGCCATGGTAAATACTCCATTATTATAGAGTATTTATCATTTTAGACAGGCTAGGGTTGTTTCTCTAATTTATATCGTTTTCCGATTAAATTACCGAACATTAGACTGAATAGTGTATCTGTGCTTTCTTGGTCAAAGTCTAAGTAATAATGACTTGAAAGATAGTTAGTATTCCAAAGCCATTTATTTTGTATAGGATTCAACCACAATTTAAAAGCATTGCTAGGTACAATAACTGTTTCAGTATTTTTATACCTATCTACAAATCTACTTAAATCCTCTTTAATCTTTTCATCCACACGCTTACTACGTAGATATACACGATAATTATGTTTAGGTTTATTAACATAATACTTGACACCCTGAGGAATAGATTGGTCAATCTCAGTATAATCCACAACTAGTCCTGGGGTAAGATTTTCTAGTGTGGTCAATAACTGTAAATCATTACTGAATACACCTGCAACTTTACCCTCAACACGCAACATTGCCTGTTTATCTTTACCCTTAGTATTTCTATTACGCCAGTCAATAAAACGTTCAATAGCATCTAAATCAATACTCTCTATTTCATTTAATACTCTTGTGTGGTGCATAATATTATACCTACCACTTGCTACGTTTCTGATAGATTCTTTCCTACGTGCAATTACCCCAAGAAATCCTAGAAAATCTTTAGCATAATATGTAGATTGTAGTCCTTCTAGGCTAAATCTTGCACGGTAGTTATACTTACCATAGTACAATGTACAACGGTGATCTACTTTGTCAATTTTACTGTTCTTGGGTAACTTCGATAATGCCATCTTCTCCAACTTTCGCTACTAGTTTTTGTTGAACATCAAACTCAATTTTATCGTCAACTAACAACACAGTTACATTTGCGTTCTTAATCTTCTCAAATAAAATCTTCTTACTTAATGGTACACGAATCAATTCGTCAATCTTGCGACTTAGTGGACGTGCGCCCATCTTGCTATCATAGCCCTTTTCTGCTAGATATTCTACTACTTCCTCACTTAAATTAAGTGTGATTTCGTATGTGTCCTTTAATGATTTCTTCAAATCATCAGTGAATTTAATAACAATCTTCTTAATTGCCAATGTATCTAGTTTACTGAATTTAGTAATTAAATCAATACGATTTCTAAATTCTGGTTTAAAGAACTCTTTTAATGCTTTCTCATCGTCACCCGTACGTTCCTGATTACCGAAACCAATCATTGACTTTTCACTATCACTTGCGCCCAAGTTACTGGTCATAATAATGATACAGTTTTTAGCATTAACTTCTTTACCATTAGTTCCAGTAACACGGCCTTCATCCAATAACTGTAAGAATACGTTAAAGATATCAGGATGTGCTTTCTCTACCTCATCAAATAGTAATATAGCGTGTGGGTTCTTGCTTAAGTCATTAATCAATCGTCCACCACCTAACTGTCCCTCACCAAATCCTACATATCCGGGAGGAGCGCCTAATAGTGCTGATACGTTAAACTTCTCACTATACTCACTCATATCATATTTGAGTAAGGGCATATCAAGGTTCTTGCTTAGTAATCGTGCTAGTTCTGTTTTACCAGTACCAGTTGGACCTAAGAATAAGAAACTTGCCATGGGCTTTGTGTCGTTACCGATACCCGCAAAACTAACATAAAGACGTTCAAGTACTTTGTTAACTGTTTCTTCTTGTCCGTAAAGTTTATTCTTTACATTATTTTCTAGGTTGATAATTCTATCATTATTATCATTGTTTAATTTATCAGCAGGAACCTTAGTCATACGTTCTACTTGTTCGTAGATAGATTCCTTAGTAATAATTGCACCCTTATTTTCTAGTACACGTTGTTTAGCACAAGCCGCATCAATTAAATCAATACTTTTATCTGGGTTTTTACGGTCATGCATATATCGTGTTGCACTATCAACTGCCGCAACAATTGCATCTTCTGTAATTTCCACATTGTGGAAGTCATTTAATCGTGTACTTAATCCTGTAAGAATGCGAATCGTACTATCACGACTTGGTTCGTCTACTGATACACGATAGAACCTACGCATTAATGCACGGTCTTTCTCAAAACTTTCGTAATATTCTTCCCAAGTTGTACTTGCGATAACTTTCAATGTGCCTTTTGTAATAGCGGGCTTAATCATATTAGCAAAGTCAACACCGCCGGATCCAGCGTTACCTGCACCCTTCATAGTATGTGCTTCGTCAATAAACAAAATGCTATTCTTTTTAGTGTTTAATGCTTGTAATACATCCTTGACTTTTTCTTCAAAGTCACCACGATATTTACTGCCCGCTAATAGATTACCAACTTCTAAACTGTATAGTGTATGACCCTTTAAGAACTCAGGCGCTTCACCATCTACAATCATTTGTGCTAGTCCCTCTGCGATAGCAGTCTTACCTACACCGGGATCGCCTACCATCAATACGTTACTTTTAAAACGTTTTGCTAGTACATTGATAATCTCATTTAATTCACCACTGCGCCCGATTAATGGTTCAATCTTACCCTTAGCCGCTAGTTCAGTTAAATTAGTTGTATATTCTTCAAGAATTTCATCTGCTTGTGATTCACTAATACCAGTAGTTAATTCCTGATTTTTATAATGTTTCTGCCAGAAGGGTACAAATTCATTCTTAGTAATACCATATTTCAATAAGAAATAATGTGCGTGACTATTAGTCTCACTACTGATACTTAGATATAAATCAACTGTTGTAACTTGTTTGCGTCCTGTAAACAATACTTGTGTTACACTACGATTCATAACACGTTCTAAACTGTTTGTTTTACGTGGTTGTACCTCTTGACCCTGATCCACAGCAACAACGATAGCACGTAGACCATCAATATACGCTACAATTTCTCTGGTCATCATTTCAATGTCTAGACCATATTGTTCTAAACATTTTTTAAATGGAGTGTGTGTGACTAAACTTAGCAACAAGTGTTCAATAGTACAATATTGATGGTTGCGCTCTTTTGCGAATTCAATCGCTTTCTCAATGATTGATTCGATTTCTGGTGAATTTGTCACAATAGTGATCCTTATTTTAGTTTACTCTTAACAATACTATCAATGATAGAGTTGTCAATTGTATCAGGAATTACAG